CAAAGGGATCATGAAACAAAATCATATAGAAATAGACATATTATTAAGAAACATAAAAAAGATAACGGTATAATTAAAATAGAAACAACATTATCTAATGTGTGTGGAAAAACTGTTAATTATATGAAATTTAAGGAATATATTAAAGTCAAACATTCAGTAAATATACAATTAAAAGAGTTTTATATAAACAAATTGTACAGAAAACTTAAATGGCGCTCAACAACATATAAACAACATAGTGAAGATAAATTTATAAATAATATTAAAAAAACATACGGTGATAATGAAGATGTTGTAATAGTGTATGGTGATTGGAGCAGACAAACACAAATGAAAAACCATACACCCACAATAGGAAAGGGTATTCGAAACGTTATTTCCAAAAAATTCAAAACATTGTTGATAAACGAATATAATACATCTAAAAAATGCTGTAATTGCTCAAATAATTTGGAATACGTAAATATGAATTATGTTAGGAAACAAGATAAATTGAAAAGAGCCCGACAATATCGTTTAATGGTATGCAAAGAATGTTCATATAACGGTGGTAATAATATTGGGCGTTTTGAAAACGCATGTCCAATATACTTAACCCGTGATATGAACTCATGTAAAAATATGTTAAACATTGTAAAACATATGTTTAATAATGATATGTAACGACCAAATGTGTTTATACGATCAAATAAAATAACACATCAGACTAATAATATAAAACCTATTATTGTGGATACTTCCATACGCAAACTGGAGAAAAAATCCACATCTCTATGCAGTTATAGGATTTGTCCGAAATATGTATGCTGATTATGTACAATGTTACATTATAATACAGCGGATATTTACTGGACAGTCCTATGGAAGATTGTATTATATCATTGGAAAACAGGGCTGTACATAACCGCCCATAATATTCACAAGGAAATATTATAATATTTTCATGTGATTTAATTATATAATGTTAAATGAAAAAATAATAATAATATTCGAACAATTAGCTAAACGAATAAATCAGCAAATAATTATTTCCGATAAACAAGATAAACTTAAACATATATTTAGACTAAATGCGATTACGTACGCACTTAAAATAATAAGATCATACCCAAAAGAAATTACATCAAGTCGCGATTTAATGCGCTACAATGGAATAGGAAAAGGTATTTTAAGAAGAATAGATGAAATAGTAGGCAATGGTAATTTAGCGGAGTTGTATGGATATAGTGAACAAGAAGAAGTAGTCGAAATGCTGAGCAATGTGATTGGCATAAATGCCGTACTAGCGAATCAGTTAGTTAATAAATATAATATTAAATCGATAAATGATTTAATTAATGTACAACATGATGTAAATTTACCACAACCAGCACAAATGGGTTTAAAATATTACAATACATATGAAAGAAATATTCCAAGACGAGAAACTAAAGACATAGATAGCTATATAAATGATGTTATTATTAGCCTTAATAAAAAATATCGAACTGCATTGAAATACAAAATATGCGGATCATATCGACGTCGACAAAGGTATTCTAACGATATTGATATATTATTGACAAATAAACTAATAAAAACATTTGATGACCTAAATAGCAATATTAATTTCATGCACGTATTCGTAAAATATTTGACTAACTATGATAACATAACCGATGTTATATCGATGGGTAATCATAAAACATTTGCGTTTTGGAAATATAAAAGATATCCAATAAGAAAAATAGATATACAATATGTACAGTATAATGCATATTATACATCAGTGATGTATTTTACTGGTTCTAAAGAATTTAACATAGTGCTCCGGAAATATGCTAAGCGTAATGGATTTAAGTTAAATGAATATGAGCTTATAAATAAAAATACCGGTAAAAAAATAAAAATTGGCTCGGAATATGATGTGTTTAATGCATTGAGAATAAAATACATAAAGCCAAGATATCGACGTGGGGTCGACGATATTGTTAGTATACGTGTATAAAAAAAATGAAAATTGCAATAATATGTATTATGCCATAATATATTTCAATTCATTTTAACGAATTCAAATTCGCCACACACCGCTTCCAGCCAAGCAAGAGACACAATGTCGGACGAATCTACCGGTATGCGCTCATCACACACCTCTTCTAGCCAAGCAATTGACACAATGTCGGACGACGGCTTTCGCACATTCCTCGAAGAGCTCGTGCGAAACAACACAACAATGCTAACTCATAAGCCGTACAAATACTACGCGCGATTGAAGTATCTGCATTGTGATGGGGGTATGGCTGTTAAAATTAATTGGTACGCTCAGGATAAATTCGGATGTTTTGTTGATGGTATATATGGGTGTTCTCCAGAATTCATACGCAACCCCAGTAAACGCCTTAGTGCGAATGTGTTACATATGCTATATGAACACCAAGCAACTGCATACGTTATCGAACAGATGGAACCGAGTGACCAAACGGAGAAATTGAAAAGCGCATATCTTGCTATACGCCGCGCAATGGAGTATATATATGGTAAGTATTTCCCAGGCACATGGGAGGACGTGTTCGGGATGCAACCGAACTGTGTCGAGTTTCCTCACGAAGAAATGAGTAAAAGTACGTTGCGATCATCGGTGGCACATGGTGTTATGATGAACCATATTGCGATGATCATGCACTTTTGGGGCACAATGTACAATGCATATGTTACGCCATTTGCACGAATGATGTCAATAGATTTTGGATACATCATCGCGTATATGTTTGGGGATGATATATCTACTCACCCCGACATATATGCTGGGAGTCTTCTTCCGCGTGAGTATTACCCAGGGTGTTGCCCTGATAAATGGTGCATAAATAAAGGGCTCGACGTAAATACACAGATGTGTATAAAACAAGACCGTGACCCGTCGATATATACTAACTGGGATAAATTGTGTAACGCGTGTGTCATGTGGCGGGCTCCGGGCGAGTCGTTTATTACGACAGAAGCAGTGAAGATTGACGGCGACACCTTTCTCATGGAGGCGTTGGACAAATTATTATGTGTGCCTCATGAATTATCGGATGGTATATTCCCGCCACCTGGTACAACAACGGGCGCATTTACACCATTACGCTCGACGGTATGGCCAAACGCGTCACCGGGGTTTCGTTACAAACTGAAATTATTGAACAGTGTTATGAATATGTCTGGTCGGATACCATCTTGCGACGATTCGGACGAGAATCGCCAAGAATCTGAAGAAGTTGACGTTTTAATAAAACATCTAAAGATTGCACTTCGCCTTGTTCCAATGTGCAAATCCGATCTCAAACACAGGAACGATAATGGACGCATACATGCCTTGACGCACATACGTTATTACATGAAGCACATTAAGTTGGTTATTGACATCGTTGTGATCATTGCTAATTTGTACTGGCGATACTTGGGTTATCCGGATGACTCTTGTGAGAAAAGATTTTCTGACTATTGTGGCGAAGTGCTAACTGTACTGTACGACATACGTGTAGGCACGCACGTACCATCGGTTGCGTCGATGGATCCACAGCTATTAACTGCGGAAGATAGTACAGAATTCGTACGATTACGTGACGTAGTTGATGCGATGCGCCAAATAGTCGCAATTAATGCTCGTTGCAACCGTCCGATATCAACTTTGCTTGGTCGAATACTATTGTGGCGTCGTGCATTTGATACCAGTAATAAAGAACCTATGTGTGGACTATTTTACGTACTATACATTGACGAATGTACTGTTGATGAACATTATCATTATATTATGCTCGGCCTGGGTAGAAGCTTATCAGACGAGTATACCGCCGTACGTACTTACTATGCTTCTAGAAAGAACCGAGTCAGCTACCAGATTGATCGTGCGGTAACCTATCTACAAATGTACATTGAAGGCGGTCGTCGGACATTGTCGAGTAATTTCCAACCAGACATTATAATGAAATATTGTTTTAGCTTAGTGGTATTCATCGTGGGAGCGTACTTAATCACGCATAACATTATTCAGAGCGGTGAATGCATTGACAAGCGTGTCGAAGGCTACACGTCGTTTAAAACACGCCTACATACGATTATCACTAGTTTGTTTGGAGAAGGTATGATTGATGAATAAGGTGACAATGAATTATTTACATAATTCATTGCCGTAAAAAATTGGCTCGGAATATGATGTGTTTAATGCATTGATAATAAAATACATAAAGCCAATATATCGACGGGGGTCGACGATATCGTTAGTATACGTGTATAAAAAATGAAAAATTGCAATGTATATGCTCTACATAATATATTTTAATTCATTTTAACGAATTCAAATTTACCACTGCCCGCGCATTTAACGAGATGTGTGAATCAAGTGATGATACATTGTCAACAGTTAGTATCGTTGATGGTGATGGCCGTTTGCGTACATGTGATAAAAAAGATCTCGATCATTTTATATGTCGCAACCACCGCGCGTTAACGCCATGTAGATGGGTAATTAAACCTACGCGAAAGGGTTATATAAATCGTTCACAGTCTAGTAAAAACGTGCCCATTAATTGGCATACTCTGACAGAGTCCGGGCCGTACGTTGATTCCATTTGGCCATGTCCTAGTGGATCATTTGTTCCCGACGAATTGCTTCGTGATCAGATGACGCATATTCTGCATGAGCATATCCACACTCAACAATTCGTGTCTCGGATGGATAAGCGTGACCCGAATACATCACACGTTCGCTACGCGATTTCATGCATACATAAGGCATTAGAACATATTTTCAAGGAATTCCCGGATCTGTGGAAAGAATCGTATGGAACTTTACCACAATACGTCATGTTTCCTCATGATGAGCTGGATGACTATAGGTTACGATTGACGGTTGTTCACTTTTACTTAATGAACTACATTGTAATGTTTATGAACATGTGGGGCAGGTGGTACGATATTGATAATTCCAAATTACCGCGACAGCTTTCCAAGCTATTTGGTTACATCATCAAGTATATGTTCGGAGGCACCCATCCGGATGATTACGTCGCATCTATTCTGCCTACGAGTTTTTTTAATACACGGTGCACCGATGGTTGGTGCTTGTCTCGTGGAGAGATGCCAAATAATTCGCAACATGGGAAAATATTGCATAGATTTACTGATAATGGAACGTATATAACCAGCTTCCCCGAGTTGATCACGAGTTGCATCGTATGGATGCCGAAAAGTCCGCTGTTCGAAGCAACTGCGTCGGAGAGAGATGGTGTATTGGTTAATCTGGATACTCGTTTGTGGGCTGGTAATGATTGTTTATTAGAGGATGGCATTTTTCCAAAACCTGGTACACCGTTGCCGACAATGCCAGAATTACATGCAAGTGTATTCCCGGATGGATCCAATGAACTTCGTTGGAAAATACGTTTACTGCTCGGTGCTATCGACGATGGGTATAGAATGGCAGCAAACTCCTGGAAAATCCAATCGTTGATGCGACATTTGAGAGTCGCGATTGAGTGTGGAGATGATGCCATTCGCAAGCACGCGGTATCGCACATAGGTTATTATGTGCAGGATATTAAACCTATATTGTCGATCGTTTTGATCATTGCTAATTTATTCTTGCGGTACTTGGATTGTACGAAAGAATCTTGCGAGGGAACGTTGTCTGGGTATTGCGCAGATATACTACGCGCAATATACGATACTGATAGTTTACTTACACCCGATTATGTTGATAGTTTACTTACACCCGATCATGTTGATGATGTACCTGATTTACAACTATCTGAATTGATTGATGCGATCGGACCGATCGTGGACTTTAATAGTGATTACATCGGCAGTGTCGTGGATATACTCAACCGTCCGATAAAATGGTGGTCTAGTCGAAAGCTAACGAGTGTGCCAGTATTGGGGTTTTGGTCCGATATGATGCGTCCATTAGAGTGTGTAGATGATGCGCAATATACCATTATAATGAAACACGTCTTAGTGAGTTTATATGACGAACTTGATGCTATGCGCAAAGACTATCGATATGGATGTATACACGAGGCAGTTAATTTGTTAATAACTTATATATTTGACAAGACATCTGACAGTCCACTATTATGCAGCATACCAAGCGACCTGATAATAACGCATTGTTTTAACGTTATCGTACTCATTGTAGGAACACATTTGCTTATTGGAAACATAATTCAGAGTGAACACGGTGATTGCGATGTGGGTAGTTGGCTACATACACGATTAGGAACCGTTCTCGATCACTTGTTTAGTAGGAGTGTTGATGTATAACGTGGATATGACTTATTTATATAACTCATATCTGTATAAATTAAAATTTGTAAAAGTATGTATAATAGCAACATGTACAAACAAAAAAAAAATAAAAAATTGCAATGTATACTTCATTTATATTAATGTTTCAATTCATTTTAACGAATTCAAGTCATCATGTGTAAAGTACCTTTTGATATTAAGCGCCTGTGTCAGTTATACGAAAAATTGATTCACACGGACAACGTTATTGTTAACAGCTATGGCACCACCGACTATGCCGAAACACTTCGTGAACTATACTCTTTGAAGAGCAACTGCGACACTTTACGATTACGCAGAAGTGAGTTGGCCGAAAATTATGATAATATGATGCGCGAGTGTGATTGTACTGCTTCTGCATTGGATAATATGTCGGATGATTATCAAAATTACCTACAAATAATGTGCAATTTACCCACCAACCGCATCACACGCACACATTATTTGATAACCAATATACTACATGAACTTGACAGCGATGGTGAACCACCGATAGCACCTGGTTACGTATGCGAGTTATTGGAATATCTTGAAATTCCGGTCGGTGATCGCAAACCCGATAAGCTTACAAGAAGCTCGCACATGTGATACCGGGTTTGCGCTGTTTTTGTTAGAGATGTTGGCATATCGATTTAAAAATGGGCCATATGGACGCGACGACCAATTATATGGTTATTTGCATGATAATGGCATCTATTATAACAATGCATATGCAGCAACCCTATTCGTTAGGCGGTATTATGAGGTTCCTTGTAAACAGTACACTGATATGAGCCAAGATGAGTTGGTTATGTACTTCCGATATTTTATGCATGGACGTTTATTCGATCACGTATGTTTATCGTTGCAACGTACCGAAATATGGGAAGTGGCTTGCCGGGTACATGAGTATACTCGCGATCGAACAACACACACTTGTCCAGATAACAACGATTTTATTAAAATTTGTATTGCGTTTGACGACGTGATGAAGGATAAATTAGATGGACCGTATGCTTTCAAAGCATTTGAATAAATCGACATGATGATAAAAACATTATCATCATGTTGAACATATAATACAAATAATACAAATAATAAATATATTATGTTACAAAATAAACAATATAACTGGTTGCGTAATATTCGACCAATTAAAGTAAATGATACCAACAAGCTAACTATAAATAAAAAACGCATTGTATTGGGTGGTAATATTAGCGATTGGATAAATAATATTCCCGGCAAATACCATGCCATTGTAACGCTACCGAAATTTCACAATAAATTTATTAATATAAATTATGATTCTGTGGATAGCAATATTATAAATGTATTTCGAAATGATAAATATTATGAATTAAATGCGCCAAACGGCATATATCCGATACAATTTGTATATAGATATTACGATAATGTGTTAATACATCAAATTAAACCATTGCTAAAATATGTCAGCGAAAACAACACAAGCGCATTTATAATGTTTGACAATAAAAAATGGGATGGTAAATTTATATTGAACATATCAATGCGTTTATATGAAATAATAAAGAATGTTAATCAAAAATTTATTGTAGCTGAACACATAATTGGAAATAAACATATTATGTACATTGGGTTTAATAAATTCAAGTTACAACCAATCAGCAATATAAACAAGTACATATTAGATTTATTAATACGCGAATATGGATCGGTTAACATAATAAATCCATATTGTGAATATGGATATGTATTAGCTGATTGTGATAATGTTGCGAATATTAATAATATCATCGGCATCGATAATAGCATTGTAAATATGTCTATATCAAAGTGTATACAATATGATAGCGCAAATAGCACATATAAATTAAACCAGATACACTTTTTACAAAAAATGATAGATATTTGTAATAATGCGCATTATGTTGCGTGTGATAGGGATATGATAATTAATATTTCAACAGGAATGATTAATTCAAATCAACAAACTGATTATTATTTTAACAACAATTGATATAATGTCATCACGATATTGGAAAGACGTGACAAACAAATTACATTTCATGAAATATGTATTCGGGGGGATTGAGCCAGTTAAATATAAACAACATAAATTAAGCAATCGAGTGAATATATTAGCAGGTAATTCGATAAAATGGGCGAAATACATACCAAAGTTATACAACATTATATTATCACCGCCGGATATCGATGATATATTTGCCACAAATGATTACTCATTTGTCGAACCAGATAAACTAAATAACTTCAAATGTGATAAATATAATGAAATAACAAACGAATATGGTGTATATAACACGACGCGAACATATCATTATCATAATAAGTTCGTTTCATTATTACAACCATGGCTCGAATTTATAGTTTGCGATGAGATTCGATACGCATTCATTATATTTACAAATCGCACATACAAAAATAAGTATATATTAAATAAGGAAATGAGATGTCGCGATATAATTGGCAAAATAAAACAACTTCACATAATAAAAACGTATCATATTAAAAGACGCAATTTTGATGATCAATTAGTTTTTATGTGCATTGGTAACGCACATGTGCCAAATGATATTAAATTTTTCAAAACATTTGATTATGACGACGACGGTGACGCGATTACAACATGGACACAATATAGCGGGATAAATCCTATATATGATGCCATTAATTGGCTATGTAATTATAGTGGCATTCATGGAGACATACGGATATTAGATGCATATTGTGGCAAAGGAACGACGATTGCAATTTCAAAAACGTTTGATAAAATTAGTAACATAGTTGGTATTGACATGAATCTATCGTGTTATTGCTCATCTAAATACATATCATATGTTGATGGCGTATTGCTAATCGATTTATACAAATACTTAAAATGTGTGTATAAAACGGCAAATAATATCAAATATATAGTCGATAATAAACACTATATAATCAGCATATCATCGTACGAGCTAATGCACAATAGCGACATGTACAAAAAAATAACAAATAAAATTGAAAAATAGTAACGTATATATTATGCATATTAATGTTTTAATTCATTTTAACGAATTCAAGTAAGTGCTATTTTACTAGCACGTTTGGTTGCGAAGTAACTCACAGTTACAGCTACGCATTTTGACAATGGCCGAGCAGAGTATGTATCATGGAGCAACGAGTTTCTTATACAGTCTACGTGAAACTGACCCAAATGAAGCATGTTGTCTGATCACCGACTATATTAAGTCACATCGTCCATGCGGTGATGCTTTGGATATATGTAGGAACGCACTCGACGTTTTATTAACTGTATCGTCAAAGCCGGAACCGGAAGGATTGTTGATGAAACTGTTTAGGGAAATTCGGAAGATGTTTCCTAAATATAAACCGGCACATGTTACGGACGCTTCGTGGATAGCACTTGAACGTGTTATTGACCCGCGCTGGACATTGGACGAACTCGTGCCAATGATATATGGCATACAATACAAGCAACAGTCAGTATGCATGTTGAGTCAATTAACAGTCATGACACAGTATTTGTATCCATATGAAATACCGAATAATACCTCGTGCATGGACGCAATGAAGGCATGTGAGCGATATGTGGACATACACTCAGATAGAGTCAAGTTCATGCGTACGTATTTTGAGAAATGCGTGTTTGCGCGACCATCGCGACCAGCGCAATTATTAACAAGCCCTCGATATGAACGCCCTGTACACGATGCGAAAGCTATCGAAACGGCGCATATGTTCGTTAAAAGTCTGCGCAGGCTATCACCAGAAATTGCATTGTCGAAGATAAATGATGTGATTAGCAAAGGCAACCTATCGCATGCGGCTATCGCTATTTACGATGCAGAAATAGCCGAGCGGATGCAACAACAAGAACAACTAACACATCGTGAACGGTTACCATCATCAGCCAAACAACCCACCGCCTCAACATCAGCCATGACCAGACGCATCGATCCAAGACAGTTGCACTCAATGACTGTTGAAACTGCTGAATATACACACATGATTGCTACCATGAGTCGTATATACGCCCTACCGACAGATAAAGCCGTTGAAGAGATCATACACATGATGACAACGATCGGTACACCGTCGGATTTACATGCTATTTGCGAGAGTCAATTACGAAATCTGTTGGACAAACAACCATCGGCTGAATCGGTTGCAAGCGCAGTACGACCACGTTATGAGCACGATGCGACATTACCCAGTACTCGAGGGCAGTCACGGCACAGCACGTGTGATACGACTGGGTATGTCAAATGTGTGGATAGTTTACAACGCCAACGTGACGAGTATGAACGCCTTGCTAATGACAACATACGCATGCAACAACTCATAATACAATTAGAGGCCGACAATGCGGAACAGTTGAAACGCAACGAGTCGGGACGCGACGAGTTGGAACGCCTCGGTGAAGAACGCGCATGCATGCAACAACGCATAGGACGATTACAGGCCGACAATGCGGAACAGTTGGTACGCTTTGCGGATGAACGCCATCGCATGCAACAACACATAGAACAATTAGAGGCCGACAAAGCGGGACATGTTGAAAATGCGGAACAGTTGACGATTGCCCTTCGCGAACGTTGTCTTGAAAAACAACGTGATGAAATTACGACGGGCAAAACGATAGCCGGTTTGCGTAGCATGGTCGAATGCCGGCAACACCAATTGGACGAATTGTATGCGCAATATATATTCGAGCGCACGGAACGACATACAAGATTGACACATGTCACCGAAACTCAATCGACATCGTCGCCCGCTCAGGTTAAGTTATCACAATTGGAATTGCAGGAGACACCGCACAGCACACGTGATACTGCCAATGACGCCGTTGCGAGTTTACAGCACCGATGCGACGACCCGGAACACATCGAATACAAACGCACACGCATGCAACAATACATAGACCAATTAGAGACCGATCATACGATAGATGTGAAACATATACAATTGTTGACGGATGATTATCACGCACTTCTTCGTAAACAACAATATGATGCGGATGTGTCAAAACAAAAGATATTACATTTGCGTGATACGATCAGACATCATCAAGAATTGACACACCCGCGTGCGCAATCTGCATCAGCCAGCGTGGTATGTCATAAAAGAGATACCGACAAAGCTCCGGCATCACCGCCCAATCAAAGCACTTAAATTGGGTTCCTGATATTGCGATATTTGGAATCTAATCTCGATAAAAAATAGTTCATTTTACGATGTTGCGATATATGGTTACGATCCAGAAATGAGATGCCACTATATAATTTACAAAATAAAACAACTTTGTATAATAAAAATGTATCATATTAAGAGATGTAATTTTAATGATTAATTCGTTTTTATGTGCATTAGTAATGTACACATGTACAAACAAACAACAAAAAATTGAAAAATCGTAATGTATACATTATATATATGAATGTTTTAATTCATTTTAACGAATTCAAATTTACCACTAAGCACAGTGATAATGGCACAATCCTCTTTTCAATGGATGCCCACCGTACCCACCGTACCCACCGTCGATGGACGGAGTCGACCCCGCGACCGATCGCAACCGTCTGGTTCGGGTAGACACCAGTCGTCTGGTTCGGGTAGACACCACCAAATACACGTTACCCAACTACAGTCAACTACCCATCAACAACAACCATCTCAGCGCGAGTTGGCTGACTATGCGCGTGGTATTGTTGCCAGCATGGAAGTTATGTCGCACACCGATGCAATTACACGGTTGCAAGAAATATTGACCGGTGAACGTATGTCAGATACCGTTATAGATATATACGAGAAGGCATTAGCGGCACGGCAAGAGCATACACGACGGCCCGCTTGGACTCCACAGTCGGATTCGGAGGCATGGTACGAGCATACACGACGATCCGATTGGAATCCACAGTCGGATTTGGAGGCGCTGATTTCTGAACTTCGACGATTATTCAAAGACGACTGCCATGCGCTAATTGATGATATCATTTCACGTGTTATTGGACATGATCCTATTGGAACGGATACACTTTCGAACATGTTATTCGGTAAAAACTTCAAGGACCTCCTGGATCCATCGATGTGGACGTTAACCCCAGAGGCAGTGCAAGCACTTAAGACGGCTGGACATGCTCGTTGCATCGATGCGCATCATGCATGTGAACAACATAAATGTGTGTGTGTCGGGAGTACTGCGTGTGAACGTTCCGAAAGAATTTATGAGTTGTTGCGTATTTTCTTCGAGTGTGGTGCGAATCCGCGTTTCAATGCACCAAGTGCACAATCGCAACCATCAGTCGATGACATGCGTTCACCGAGATATCCGGATGGTCCGCAATATACAAGGATGTCGTATGATGCACAAAAGACAATCGCTGGTTTGGAACAACAACTGGAATTCGTTACCGACGAACGAACGAGTATGCGCCGACAACTTGATGGCAATTGTAGCGAGATGACGCGTATGCATCAAGAACGGGAAGATGCTGTCCGTATAATAGAGAGTCAGCAACGACAATTTGCTGAATATACCGGTGAAATAACGACTCTGCGACAACAACTGGACAGCGCTTTCGGTGAAATATCGCATCTGCGACACGAAAACTCGACACTTTCAACAACACACGCGAGTTCAAACGCAGACATGAGCACATTGCATGCACAACGTATCGTCGAACGTGAACAACGCGGTAAACATCAACTACAATATGACGAAGAATTGGCCGTCGCAATTGCAAACAGTTTATCCGATCAATCTGCGCCGACGGTAGAACGCGAATTGCGCACGCAAATCAATGAGTTAACCGAAAAGTATGTGGAGGTTCAACGTGAATATCAAGTTCTGAACGATCGTTATAACGAACACGTGCGCTGGTTAGAATATGACCTCGAACAATGTCGTCGCGAGTTGCGAGCGTGTACGGAGTCTGTTAACAGCTTTCAACACCGGGACGACACCCACGTAAAACGAGTATTCGCACTTGAAGCTGAACTCGAAAAATGTCGTAGCGAGTTGCGTACGTCGGCTATTGACCACGCCAAATTTAAACAATTGCAATCCACTTCTGACGGATTGGATGCGCAATTAATACACGCGAATGCAGAATTGCAAAAATCACGCCGTATCATCGCCGATTTACAAAGGAGTTTATACGCAGTACCACCGTCGCACGTACGCGATGATTAAATTGGGTTCCTGATATTGTAATATTTGGAATCTAATCGCAATAAAAAATTGTTTATTTTACCATATAGCGATATATAATAAATAAATAATAATTGATAATCGATAATTAAAATGGAAGACCTCATAGATATAATGTCGGTTGACGATATACCACAACCACCATCTTACAGCATATTGCCAAATATAACAAGATTTGAGCACACGAACAATTATGATGAACAAATAATAACATATGTATTGGGTGCAATGTCGAATATAGATAAGTACAAAAAGCGTGAATATGACCATAATCAATTAACTGGATTGACTGGATTACATAATATCGGCAATACATGTTATTTGAGCAGCGTATTACAATCATTATCAAATACAATACCGGTACGTACAATATGCATATTATCAAGCAACCCAACTGAATTTAGAAAATCATATGTTAACGATATATTAAAAAAAGAATATAATCCAAAGTATGATACAGAATATACTACTACCAATATGATTACTTCGCTACATAATCTATTCGTTGATATGTATAAATCAAATTGGGTCGTAAATCCACAGCCTATTAAAAAGGTAATGGGTGAGATTAATAACCAATATAACGGGAATCGTCATTGTGATGCACATGAGTGTTTGTTGCATATATTAGATAACATCCATGAAACAACATGTATCACAGTAAAACCAGAGAAAGTCAAATTTAATAACATTGATGAACAAATAGCCATATACATGGATAGCTTAGACAAACATGATTTTGATAAAGTCTGTACGATGCATGAATCATCCAAAAAAGACGATATATTAAGAGCATATTCATACATATTTTGGAAACATAATGTGAAAAAGTATTCTATCATAACAAATATATTTAATAGCATGCATCACACCGAACTAACGTGCTCAGAATGCGGATATATATATAATAAATTCGATATTGTAAATACCTTAGAATTACCGATTATTGGAGAGCCATCAACATTTATAACATTAGATGATTGTTTGAGATCATTTACTACAAATGAGATGTTAGTCGGTGACGAAAGATGGGAGTGTCATAAATGTAAAAAAAAAGTTAATACACACCGATCAACTAAATTATGGAAATTACCAGAAGTATTAATAATAACACTTAAACGGTTTGTTAATATGGGTGGTTTATTTATAAAAAATGACAATTGTGTATATTTTCCAATTGATGAACTAGATATGGCACCATATGTATCACTAAAGCAAGACGTATCTAATATGTCAACAAAATACCAATTATATAGCACAATTAATCACATGGGGTCATGTGAATTTGGGCATTACGTAAGTAATTGTAAAAATGATTATAACGATATATGGTATCATTTTAATGACCATAATGTTAAATATAAAGATGATATATGGACATTTGTTAATGATACTGCATATATATTATTTTACAAGCGAATTTAATAGGTGCCACATATTTCCATAAAATTGATATTACTATTTATTGTTTGGATTATATTATAATCTATAATATAATCCAAAAAATGCATTTCAAGATAATAGATTGGGGCAATAGCCACACCAAAGACAATGATGGCATTAATATGTATAACATACAATTGTTTGGAAGAACCGCCAATAACAATAGTATATTTGTTAATGTAACTGAATACAAACCAAATTTCTTAGTTAAAATACCAGTAGGTCTTGAGCTAAATTGGTCGATATCTGATACGCTATATATAAAAGGACTTATATATAAGCAATGTGGTTATTTAAAAGAAGATTTTATAGATTGTATATTAGACAAACACCATACATTCGTTGGATTTGATAATAAGAAGCAACACTTATTTTTAAAACTGATATTCAATAGCTATTTTTGTTATCGCAAAATAGCAAAAATGTTTGAGAATAGCATTATATATAAAAACACGTCGTATAAATTCGAGTTATATGGACAAAATTTAGACCCCATGTTGAAGTTTATGCATGTCCGCGATATTGATTCATGTGGAATCGTTGAAATAAAAAAATACAACGAATATAACAAATCGAATACACCAAGCATTTGTGATATTAATATAGAATGTTCGTGGGAAAATGTACATAAGTCAACAAATATCGAATGTAATCCAAAATTTATTATGGGTGCATATGATATCGAATGTATTAGTAGCGGTGATCATTTTCCAAACGCATCCATAGACGGCGATAAAATTATACAAATTGGAACGACATTTAATTATTATGGTGAAATTAATTGCTTCCATAAAACGATTATAACTCTAGATACATGTGTCGTAATAGATGGTTTAGATGATGTCGAAATAATTAGTTGCCACAGTGAGCGAGATGTATTGTTGCAATGGACTAAACTAATAAAGAGAATTAATCCAGATATATTGACAGGATACTACATATTCGGCTTTGATGACAAATATATGTATGACCGAGCCGTTAAACTAAAATGTGTTGATGATTTTATGATGATGTCTCGCATATACGGTAATAAATCCATATTAAAAGAAGCATTATCTAATTTTAATATGGGTGATATGAAATATATTAATAGTGGACTAAAATTTGATTTGAACAAAGAAATTCAAAAAAAATATAAGTTAAGTTCATATAAATTAAATAATTTAGCAACATTGTTTATAAAAAGTAAAATAAGCAATATTTACACCGAAGGTCAATACACTGTATTTGAAACAACTGAAACTAAATGGTTATCTAAAGACGGATATATACATTTGCAATACAATGACAACATAATTGATTATGAATATATGAATGGTAAAAAATTTAAAATACATGCGATAACAGATACGACAATAACAATAAATGAATCAATAGAAATTGACGATACTTTAAAAAAGTTTACATTTTTTTGGGGAAGTGCTAAAGATGAAGTTAATTATAAAGATATTAATAAATTTCAACATCAAACTGCCGAAGATCGAGCAATAATTGCCAAATATTGTATACAAGATTGCGTCCTATGTAATCAACTAGTTACAAAACTACAAATATTAGAAAACGCGATCGGTATGGCAAATGTATGTAGCGTACCACTATCATATATATTTTTACGCGGTGAGGGTATAAAAGGGTTCAGTCATTGTTCCAAAGAATGCTATTATTTGGACTATGTTATACCCGGCACACTTAGTCGACCTGATATGGATGAAGATTCATATGAAGGTGCTAACGTATATGATCCTGTAAAAGGTCTACATAACGAACCAATTGTTGTATTAGATTACGCTAGTTTATATCCAAGTTCAATTATAATGAATAATATATCTCCGGAAACGCTTGTCATAGATGAGCGTTATATGAACATAGATGATTATGAATATTATGATGTTATATACCACGATGATATTAAAATAAGTAATCAATCAATAAATGTAACGGCACATCGAACAGAACCAAAGAAACTGACATTTGCTAAAAAAACTAACGAATTAGGAATTATACCTAAAATAGTATCATCGTTACTTAAAAAAAGATCAGCTGTTAAAAAGGAAATGTCAATCGAAACAGATACATTTAAAAAGAGTATATTAGATGGTCTACAACTTGCGTACAAAGTAACCGCGAATTCATTATATGGCCTATTTGGTGCTAAGACAAGTAATTTATATATTAAGCAAATAGCAATAGCAACAACTGCAACTGGTCGATTAATGTTAAAAATAGCCGAACATTTCGTGGAGCATAAATTCAAAAAAATAGTTGATTTTATTGCGAATAATGATTACAATGCATATGTCGATTTTATGAAGCATATGAAAGTAGTACCTGCAACAAAATATACAGATAATATTCCAATTGACATGGAATTTATCGAATTATATTATTGTGAATTAAAAACAATATTAAGTAACAATAATATTTTAATTGGTACACCAACTGTTATTTACGGAGATACTGACTCGATATTTTGTAACTTAAATATTATTGATAAAGAAACAAATGAGCCATTATTAGATATACGTGGATTACAAATAGCAATTACATTAGGGTTGATTATAGAAAAACTAGCAAATAAACATTTAAGATATCCTCAAAATCTCGAATATGAAAAAACATTTAAGCAATTATGTTTGATAGAGAAAAAAAAATATGTTGGTAATTTATATGAGTTTGATGTAAATAAACATTATCAAAAAAGCATGGGTATTGTTATGGCTCGGCGCGATAATGCAAAAATAGTCAAAATAGTATGTGGGAAAATAATTAGCTATATATTAAGCGAAATTTCACAAGCACAATTAGTTGATTATGTAATAACAACGATAAATGATATATTAACAGGTAAATACAGAATTACTGACTTCATTGTTACGAAAAAACTTCGCGACGATTATAAAAACAGAGAACAACAAGCACATGTAATGCTCGCGGATAGAATGAAGATCAGAGATCCAGGAAATGCACCACAAATTAACGATAGAATACCATATATATACATCAAAGACACAACAAACTCACTTAAAAAATCAAAATTACAAGGAAATCGTGTGGAACATCCAGATTATGTTATAGAGCATAATTTAGAAATCGATTATTTATTTTACATAACAAATCAAATAATGAATCCATCACTGCAGTTTTTGAGTTTAAAAATACATTCGCCTGAACAAATATTTAAAAAATGCATATTGGCCGAAACAATACGCCAAAAAGGATATACAAATATATATGATACTATGAAATGTGATGATAATATAGTTAGTTGTAACGATATATGTATAAACCATAATGCGTCAGTTAAAATACCAAAACAGAAAAAGAAAACGGTTAAATGTAAAAAACCTAAATTAGCAAATAAATCAAATGTTAATATGTCGTTTGATATTGATTTCTAGAAAGTTATATTGGCATTTATTTATAATAAATATTATAAATAAATACTCACTACAAATTAACCTCTATATTACTTATCGAATGTCCATCGTAGCAATCAAATTCTAAACAACATTCATCATCAATCATATATTGAACGGTGTCTATGCGATCTACAAATATACCGTTTATATATCTCAATACATATAAATTATTCATATCAATGTTCACATCACATGACGTAGTATACTTTTCACTTATGTTTTTTATAATAATGATATCATTATCGTTTGGAATTACATCAACGCATATGATTTCTAAATATTGTTGAACAGGTTCTCTATTGTGCGAATATATATATTCATTCGATAAAGTACATATGGTAATCATATCATTGATTGCGTACATTTGTTCGCGAGCACGAACTTTAATTATATCGTACATCGGATATTTTTTAAATTCACGTGAACCAACGTCACCATCGAAACATATTAGTGATTGAGTATTGATATGTATTCGCTTATTATGTTGTGTACATACGTATCCGATATTAAATATACATTGATGTACGTTGCATTGCAATTTATAAGCACATATACTTATATAATTATCAACAGTACATGTAATTGTCCCATTATCATCAATTGTTAAATTATTAATACTTTTGATATTTTGTGTATTATTCTCATAAATATTGCCACCATAATTAACAGGATATGCATAATGTATCATACTAAAATGTTCTCGATATACTTGTATATTGTCTAAAAAATATTTTGCAAAATTATACAAAATATAATTTGGCACAAGCATCATAGTATATATATCACACATGATTATCATTCCTAATACATTACTGTCATAATCATAAACCAAACTACCGGATGACTTCTTGCATATTTTATTGGAATTGTTTTTAACAATGTATATCGGTTGTTCTATAAACAAACAGTGAAGTTGGAACATATATACAATATCTAATAAATGAGTTTGATAAACTACATTATCACATGTGTAATTATAATCAATATTGTTATTACTTGCCAATTGACATAATTGCTCAATATTTAAACAATTATATGTATGTTCTCCATGAATAACAAGAAACGCAATATCCAACTCATCCGAGTTAAATATTGCTGAACAACAATTGTAATTATCATCACATAATGTTATTTTATAATCTTCGCTATATATCATAGAATGTGCACACGTAAGTATATATTTATCAAAAATTACTGTACCGCTTTGTATTGATATTCGGTCAGAATGTGTAATTTTAATATGTACATTTGTCATTATAATTGCTATTAATTGGTATAAATTAATAGCAATATTAACAGTATACCATACATATATATATTCAATTTTTATAACTCGATATTTGATATTTGATATCGTTAATAACAATTGGTATGTTTGTATAAACGGAATTTGTTAATATTTCTTTTCTTGAATTACTATCAACATTATTGATAGTTTGGTTAATATCATTATTCATTATATTTTGGTCGAATGACATTATTAAATAATTGTTAAACGCATGTACTTGTTCAGGTGCATTGTGATCAATTTTATTTGTATTATTAAATATATATGGACATATATAACATAAAATGCGAACATTTATGCTGTTGATGATGTATAGTTTATTAATATCTTCATTTTTCGAATAATATATAATACACATTGGTTTAACGTTTATGAAACTGAATGGATTGATATACGATTGTTTTGTGTAATCAGTTGCCATCGCATATTTATTATTATTAATTAATATTGCAATATTTAGTGGTTTTGAATACGCCGATAATAAAATTAATCTCTCAATTTTCGGTACGTTGCTTAAATTACATTTATAATGAACATTTAAATATGGTAAAATGCTATTTATTTTATATTTCATATGCGATCTATTTAGTATATTACTAATCAGTATGTAACTTGTAATTAAAGTATATAATGAAATATACGACATGTTCATTTGCGCACTAACATTAACATAATCAAACGTATTTGTATTATTGGTATACCCTGTTATTTTTTTAATATTATTAAATATGTTAATAAATGCTTCAAAATCACCATTTTCGTTGGAATATTGTTGATGGTTTGCACGCGCGTTAAATATATTGATATTACGAGTTTTGCTGTAAATTTGTAAAAAAGATACAATAATCGTAAATTCTTCTACGACGTCATATTTATGTGCATATAATAACAATAATATAATATCAATACTATAATAAATATTATGTTTTTGAAAAGTTGTACATATTTTTGATAAACTCATCGTATATTTACATTTGAAAAACATATTAGGCAATATTACAAAAAATCTACTACATATTAAACTGTATATAAAAGTGTATATTTTTTTAGAATATACCATACCGTCTACTAATTTTACATCATCACCATACTTAATATCAATATCGTTTACTGATATAATATTACCCTTAATGTTTCTAGTTATTAAATGTTCAGATACGTGTTCAGGAAACATTATTCCATATACATCGTATATCATATCAATATCATATCCATCTACTTTTCTAGAATTAAATATTGAATATGTGTTTTCATTACATTGTGTATTTGCATGAACATTACACATAATTTTTTTTTTGTCAATTGTAAAACATTGTTTAAATATAATTTTTGCAATATCTAATCGTGCTTTTTTTAATTGCGTCACATCGACAATGGCATTATGATCGTTATTTGATGTTATTAATACACCACTCTTATGTGACGATGCAATTAATTTCAACAAATTCTCGCTTAAATCGTCGGTTGATATGTTATGAATTATTTTTGAATTAATTATGTCATCATAATTAAACAATCCAATATAGTATCCGTCTGATACTCTACCAACGCGCCCCATGCGTTGTTTGAAGCTTGTTGGTGTTATATATTTATAATGAACTACATCTGTACTACTATTAGAATCATAATACACTAATGTTGTAATACCCGTATCAATTACTACGCGAGCAGTAACAATAGTCAATGATGATTCAGCGACGGATGTTGTAAATATAACTACATTATCGTATTTAGCATAATGATCAATATTATTTAATCGCAACCCATTTTTAGAAATACTGAGTGTATCTTTTTTATTAAAATTAAATAATGATATGTTCCCGGTTGATATATATTCAGACAAGATATCGCTGTATGGTTTATCAGATGCTGATATTCGGTTGATTTGAGAATTTATTTTAGAGTGATATGGTACGCATATTGTATTTACGTGTAATTTTTGATTTAGTTCGATTACGCACGTTTCTATTAATTTAATTGTTGGTAAAAATACTATAATATCACCAACCGATCGATTTGCAAGTATTATACCGCTCATAAAATCAATCAGTACATCTACGTTCATATTCATAGGATTAAAATGATCTCGAATACGGTTATCAAATGTAATATTGACATTATACTTTTTGGTGGTATATGTAGATAAATTGTATCGCATGTCAATACAATGACTTGTATATTTGTTTTCCGAATTATACATATTTATAGGATACATGCAATTATCACACAGCATATTAAAATACCTTCTTACAACATTCTCCAATTCAGATACAGTTGCTGTAATAAATCGTAGTCGTATGGACGTATTATAATACATTGCATATCTAATGTACATCAATATAATGTCGATATTAGTATTCCTTTCATGTATTTCATCAATAATTACAACATCAATTACATTACGTATGCTTAAATATTCTTTATTTTTTTGTTTTAATATTGGATTGCTATATATAATTTCTTTAAATATACCATCTGTGCAAAAGTATATTCTGTTAACATTTGCATACTGTTCTTTTTCGATACCTAATTCATCATGCGGAATGTGCGATGCACCCTGATATTGATATTGTACATAATATTCCTTTTTATTTACAGTCGTTCCAATAAGCAACGATATGTTATTTGATGCGATTGTTGTTAATGTTTGTTTTGGTTCTGTACATACAATAAAACTATTGTATTTAAAAAATAATATATATTCAGAATGTGATAATAAACGCGGGAAATTAGTTGTTTTCCCGACACCAGTATCACCTGTTAATAACATTTTCAAGTTATATCGATTTTTAAAATAAAATATTAATTGTGATATATAGTTGAGAGCAATCGATCGATTATGTGAATTATTTGTTTTGTGTAAGTATTCTAAATAACTCATTTGCTTGGAATTATACTCAACTATCATATTAGCGTATAATTCACATGTCATGTTACTATATATATGTGAATCTGATTGATTACTTAATATATTTGAAAGTTGATCAGGTGTATTGGTAATATATGTTAGTAACCCTTTGTAGCACAATGCCATAATTATTTGATCAGGCATAATGCACATACATGTTCGATTTACTAGCCAATTAATTGCATGAGATTTAATATCAATAGCATTTATGTATATATTTGATATGTGTCTCTTTAAGTTAGACCACTTGAATTTATTATTCATATCTATATGTATCCTATCTCTTAGTATGGTCTTATAATCACTAGGTAATGAGTCCCATATTACTGGTAATAATATATTTTTTGTTTTATTTTGAAATACTGATAAATGTCTAACATATTCATATAATATATATGGTGTAATAAAAAAATTATTACCGAATATAGTTATGTGTGAATTATATTGTTCTTTTATATAATTAATGGTTTGTAAACTGCATTTAAAAATGCCATTGTAATGGTTATTTGTTACTATAGATATATATTTATTACATGTTATTAATTCCATTTGATTGACTATTGTGTCGCGCGTAATTAATGTTTTTCCAAAAAAATTTTTAGAAAAAACAAATAAAATCATGCGCATAAATTCATACATGTATATTGGTTGAATGGTATAGAATATTTGTATAATATCTGATATGTTATCTTTAAATTCGTTATATTGATTGTGTATGTCAAAATATATTTCATGATGATATTGATCAATATGATGCAAATACATAGCTGATGGATCACGATCTGTAATTTGTATTTGTTTTATATGTAATGTGCGTGAATACCCGTTATTTATGGCTGTTTGTATTAATTCGACTGGACTATATAAATCGAAATATATTAGCAATATTGTAACTATTTTATTAAATGGCTCATAATTACAATGTGATATTAAATTATTCAGCGAATTTTTAAAATTATATTGTTCATCATTATTAAGATCTGTCCATGGTATATTATTAATACATTTGCTTAAATGCAATGTATCATTTAAAATTACAATTAATGGTATTACGTTGTTGTATTTTTTATAATATATATCATAAAATGACCATTTTATATCTGTTGATTCCGCATATAACAAATTAACAATTGTTCCATATATCATATGGAATGATAACCCATTATTATCATCGTAAGTTTTGTTCATGAGCTTATTTGTTGTATGTTTTGATAAATTTGAATATAATACATTATCGGTTGAGTATTGAATGATATTATGAAAGTTAGGATATAGTGAATTACCAATATCATTAATTGTTTTTATTATAAGATCTTTATTATTGTTTAACCAATTTATATCAAAAGGCGTTTCATAAGCACGTTTATCTTTGCATGTATATATGCTATATTGCATGCTATTATAAATATATTCTGGCGATTCTTTGTTAATTTCATTTTTTTTTTTTTTTTTTGTAATTATATCGTTTAATTTATATATATTTCTCGTATTCGCATAATCAATATCAAAATATGGCAATAATGATGTTAATATATACTTTACATTTACATTTATATCATCAATGATAAGTTGTTCTGCGTCAAAATTATTCATTTCCGTGAATAATTTATTTAACATTGCAGATATGATATTATTTACACATGTTATTGTAATTTGTAATTCATGATCATCTAAATTTGGAAATATTTCGCAACATATATTGCTAATTTGTTTATGTATTGTTCCGCTCATGGTAACTATACAATTATATAACAAAATCAAATGCTATTATATAATGAATTTAAATAACAAATATTACAACAAATATATTAAATATAAAAAAAAATACATAAATATGTATGCGGGGGGTGGATTACATATAATAGATCGTGAAAATATTGCAAACGACTTATACGACAAATATAAATATGACGAAAGTATTCCAATCGAATGTGTTATAAATATGTGTTTATTGTTTAATTATGATAGAAAAATAATACAATTCGATAAATATATGTATAATGACGTTGTGTTGAGAAATTTAAAGACATTTTTAACAGATGATATATTTAGTAGTTATATTAAATGTATCAATACGCCGCAATCATATGTTATATTTCTAGACGAACGTGAATATTTGGATAGTATATTGGCAGACGATGAAAAAATCAGATTTTATGAAGATACCGTCCGACTCAACCAATTAAACAAACACGAAATTGTACGTTTAAGAACCGAAATCGAAGCCGAATCAACAGTTACAAGTAATATACCTGATCTACAACATAAATTACATGTAACTACACAACAATACCAAGAAAAACGCAAATTCATAAATAAAATTCCAACATGCAATGGTGTATACATTGACCCCGATAAATTGCAAACATGTATTGATGCATCGATGGACTATGATTTTTACAAGCATTGTAAATATCCAGCGATGTCATATATAAATGTTGTACGCGTAGCATTTATTGTGATTGGGCCAGTTTCGCGCAGTACTGAACATGGTGTATCGGGGCGAATAATGCGACAATCAAATTATATTGGACAATTGCTAACAATGGAGTGTAGTCGATACGAAATCGAACACAGTATTGTTGACATATATAAATTATTTAATAAATATGTCGATAAAGTTTCTTTAATTGATAGTGATTTGCAATTTTCATTGGAATTTTATACAAAAATAGGCAATTGGGAAAGCCAACCTATGTTGGCACCATGCACATCCACATATTTAAAATAAAATCAAGCAATGTAGCTACATTGTCGATTATTATTAGTCATCACCTTAACTCCTGAGCATGCATATATGTTACAAATGCTCTCATCGTTATCATGTACAATACATATGTAATTAATTTTTTTATTAACAGCAATTAAATAATCTATATTAATATCATTTTGCTTGGTATGTATACAATCATTGTACTTTGATCGTTTATTGTTCATTGTAATTATTATAAAACTATTATAATAATCTCTATAATAAAATTATAAATATATATTGGCGATCCATGAAATAATTCGTTTATATGTTATTCATATTATATCACATAAATACTGGCGTTCCGAAAACGCATTTCAGTATGATACCGTGATTGATATGTATTGATGCGCCCTATTTGCAGTTATATGGCTGTTTAGATATACATATAGTTTTTGTATGATGTTACATTATAATACTATATTAGTTACTGGACAGTCCTATAGACGTAATCATGTCGATTGATTCAAAATATCCACGAAGTGTTAATGGATTGCAATGTATAGATAATTGTTACGAGAATTCATATGTTGTTAATCCAATAACATATCAATTGCATTATGTAACAGATTGCGCATGTCCGACAAGCACACCAAATAAAAACGGCAAATTTATTGACAAATGTGAAAATAAATATTGTGTAATGGAAAACAATGTATCCAATGTAATACAAGACGTTGAGCACGAATCGACGTTTTTCCTAAAATTTTGCTATAATATTAACAGTTTTAAAAATGCTATTGAATGGTATTATAAAAACATTAATAAATTATATTGGACAAAAGAGCGTATAATTAATTACTCATTATGTTCATATGGAATAGGTGATATCGATGATGATGTTGTGTCATTTTTTATATATTACTATACAGATAATGACATATTCAAAAATGCAATGCGTGAATTTAAAATTCATGATTACAATAAAATATTAGATAAAGAACTTATATACAATTGTTTAATAAAATATGCAACGTTGTACAATAATAAATTTTTGGATATGGAAAATCCAATTATAAATATACTAAACTATTTCATATCATATGTAAAAGATGGCATACATAAGTTATCGATCAGTCGTTAATTTAATAACTCCTTTTTTGCGTTTGCGTTCGGTTATTGTTGATGTTTGTTGCGTACTATCCGTAGCCGAATTATTAGTTTCTTTAGGCGCCTGTCTTTTTTGTATATTGTCATATACAGACTGAGATATTATTGGTGCATTTAACGTTGCTTGTGACTTAACATTGTTCATGAAATTATTTAGATTTTCATTTGGAGCATTACTCGCTTTAGGGACATACTCTGGAACTGCCGCATGCTGTTCAGTTGTATGTTGCATTGGCTTAACTTGATTATTTTCTCGCTGTAACATTTCTACATTTTTAGCATGTGTCAATGCAATATCGTGTTCTGTGTTTATAAATGCATTTAACTTATCATTATTTGCATTAGTTTTATCTTTTTGTTTTTTAGCAGCTTCTTCCTTTATTTTTCGTAGCAATTCCGGATTTTTTGCTATTTCTTCATCAATAGAGCAACTAAATATCTTATTTGCTAACACATACTGAAATCCACTCCATCCAACCAAACCAGCTAATTTTAATTCAGGTGGCCATGTACTTTCCTTAGTACAATATTTATCATGCAATTCTGATAATACTGCATAATAATCGCCAATCTCGCTTTGGAAGTGTTCACTCCATCCATCTAGCTGAAATCCAAACGGGTCATATGAATTATTAACCCATTCCATGCCACGCACGCACCATAAAAGAAATCCTGACATTAGTTTTATGTTTTTTCGTTTATTTATAATATTTTTATGAAGATCTCGCTCAAATTTCATTAGCTCGATATCAGAGTTGATTGTGTAATTTTGAGAGAGTCTGATACCATTCGATTTTAATTCAGCTAATTCTTTTAATAATTGCAGTTTTTCTATTGTTTTTGTGTTTTTTTCATGAGTCGTTTCTGGTTTATTTTCAGTTTCATATGCGGTGTGTTCGGGTTGTATATATGGAGTATATTCTTGATAAGTGTTATTATAATTTGGTGAATTAACCGGTTCAGGTAGTGCTATATTAATATCATCTGGATTTTTATAACTATCTTGTTCATTATTATTTGCATTATTTGCATTATTTGCATTATTTGCATTATTTGCATTATTTGCATTATTTGCATTATTTGCATTATTCTTTTGCGTATCTGTATCACCAACATTTCTAAGCTTTTGTTGATTAGCAATTAAGCCAAACAAATATGTTGATTCTGTGTTTTTTATTATGGCATCGTTGCCAGTGTCGCGCGTATCATGCGTGTCATTTGTATTATGCGTGTCATGTACGTCAATTGATCGGATACTCTTTGTACTATGTGCACTTCGCGTGCTTCTTCTTGATGATTTACTAGTATTACTAGTAGCCGAATTACGATTCATTTTTATATATTTAATCACTCAATATTTATTTAATGTATTAACGAAATCAATATCATTCAACATGTCCATATGTATCAGTCGAATATGTTGGACATGGTTCACATTTTTTCTCCGATATACAAATAGGTGGTCGTGGATACTTGTTCCAATATTTAGGCGATACCATATAATATCCGTCTTTTGGATTATTTTTTGAATCATCATAGTTTTTAGGCACATACAGAGAATTAAAATCAATATCATCATCGGCAATGGTTAGCTTTTTCTTTAATTTTTTCAATGATTCATCATACTCAGTATCACTAAAATCATTATTATCAAACTCCTCGTTTAACTCACTATTAAACTTATATTTTTTTAGCACGTTGCTAATATTCATAAATTGTTCTTTATTATTAAATATGTATACTAAAGCAATAAATATGATTAATAGCATAGATATCTTAATAATCGTCTTATTTTCAAAATTGCTACATATTAATGTTAATATTAACACATATGCTATGATATTATTATGGAATGCTTGTTTAGAGCTATTTAATATTAATAATATAATTAGTATGTATATTATTACTTGTATAACTTTCATTATATTATTGCATTATATTAAAAATATGGATGTTTAATAACTATAATGAACGACATATTGTTGCATAATAATATTCAATATGAGTGTGATAATAATTTTAATATACATGCCATTTCAAATATTATACGTAAAATGTCATTCATACACATAGATACATTAATTATATATGGTGGTGGGATAAGTGGTATTTCATATTTAGGTGCGATTGATGTTTTATTATGTTATAATGCACTTAATAATGTTAATAAATATTGCGGGGTGTCGGTAGGCTCATTGATTTCCTTATTGTACATAATTGGGTATACTCCATTTGACATGTTATATATATTGCAAAAAATTAATTTACCAGATGTTAAAAATATTAAAATTACTAATTTATTCTGTACATATGGATTTGATGATGGAAATCGATTAATGAATATCATATATTATTTAATAGAAAATAAACACATTTCGCGAAATATAACATTTAAAGAGTTATATGAAATGTATGGGAAAATGTTAATAATCGTGGTTACTAATATTAATAGTATGGAGCTTGAGTACATGTCATATATAGATAATCCAAATATGAGTATATGCCAAGCTATTCGTATGTCAATATCAGTGCCATTTATGTTTTCGCCATGCATATACAATGATAATATGTATGTTGATGGTATGTTGTTAAATATGTGCAAATTTCCATGTTATCATTTCGAACGCGAAAATGCAATTGAACTTAAGTTAACAAATTCACAATATAATATTAGTATTAATTCAATGAATGATTATATATGCAGGATCATTAGTTGCATATGCTCTAACACAAAAAATAGCGATTGTGCTATACAAATTAATATAAATACAGATATGCAGTTTTTTTTAAATTTCAGCATATGTAGCAATGACATATTACAATATTATAAACTTGGATATGATTATGCGATCATATGTTTAAATAAGTATATCTGGAGCGATCGGAAAAATTGATTATATTTCGATATAGTACATAATCACATAATCACATAATCACATAATTACATAATAATATAATTTAAATATACAATGATGAATCAACAACAGCATAACTTCATACATAATATATATAACCAACTTGTTACATTATTGTTAGATATTAAACATACTCAATTGAATCGCAATGAATTAGACCCTGAAAATATGTTTCTTATTGATACAATGAGCAAAGTATTTCCAATTATAGAAAGTATATACGGAAATAATGGCAAATCTATACATGCATTGTTGAATAAATATAAAGGTGTTGAAGATATCGATATCACCGTTAAATACTTAAATAGTTCATCAGACGATGATAAGAAAGAACATAAACAACAACAAGAAGAAACAAACAGCAATAAGCATACCACCGATGATAAATTTTATGCAACGCAATCTGATAATGGTGATAATAGTAACACCCCATACGAACCAGAACCACATCCGACATTTAACATTGTCGAAATATCTAAAACAAAACTAACAGAATATTGTAGTAACGCGACATGCTGGTATGATTTGGAACTAGATTAAGTTAACTAATTCGTTTATATAAATAATATAAACAAATTATTTGATGGATATATTTTTAAGAATATTTTTATATTATATATGTATTTGTTATGTTTCCGATATCATTACAATATAAGTACAAAAAATATAAATACATATATACAAAATTACTATATGAAGGTAGCCCCATTTTCACCATATCTACCTTATTTAGCGAACCGTTCATTTCACATGTAAAAAAATACATTGTTCCGTTATTAGATAGTGAATTTGAAACGGTGGTATATGCACTGTAACAATTAACGGTTATCAATTCAAGCAATCTGGTTATGTTGATCCGCAATATGGAAATATTTTATGGCACTTTAAAAAATACGAAGATATCCCACCAAATCAACTACTATGGCATACTCATCCTGGTAATAGATTTACAGCCTCATGTTTAAAAAATGACCACGAGCCAATTAGTGGAGCTGATATCGAAGTATTAATAAATATATATGAATCGCAGCGAACCCCTTTCGGAATTGCTGTCGAAAAAAATGGTTTTTGGATATATCACATAATTCCGGGGGCAGATATACATTCCGAATTATCAAAATTAAACGAGTTAAGTATTGTCGATATTATGGAATTATTCGGCACGGCACTTGTATTTAAGGAACATACAATTCCGCCTGAATTAGTAAAAAGGTATAATTTAAATAATATCGAAACAGTAAGTGATTATGTAACTATATTTGCTCATTTTTTTCGACACTGGCTTAATTTAACATTTGTTTCATTTAATGATAACTAATAAATAATGCATCATAATAAATAACGCATATATCACATCTGAATTTTTTAATTAAATTTCAGCTAAATTATTTTTATACCATACCTTTTTTATGATATTACAATAAAAAATGAAATTAATACATATTGTAAATGTATTATGTATCAATTATATTAATATTAAATGTCGCAATAATGATAACAATTGTTCATCACGCAACGAACATTATTATATTAATATGTGTAATAATATACATACATATTACACACAATGAATATGATAAGGACAAATGCATTTACGTATGCATATCAATTGGTATTTATATAGTCGCACATTTGATAATATATGTTATTTATTACGTAATTAAGCGATATAATACAAAACGACCATTAAATACACAGTGTCGATCGAGCATTGATAACAATATGTCTGATTTGTTTAGCTTTACTATAAATGAACACGGTACAATCATTGATATATTTGGCGACATTGGTTTTTTGAACGTGTCGCATGATAATATGATCAACACTAATATAATAGATTATTTAACTGCAAATGGTAAACATGAGTTCGATGCGATATTGCATAATAATGAAGCAATTGCAAATAGAATTACGTTCGATCAATGCGATCAACAAACATGTACTAATATTATTATAACAACATGTACGCAAAACTACATATATTGTGAATATATCAATCGAATAATATTTCCACATATTGTGTATTATTTTAAAATGAACAATGGATACATAAAATGCATATCACATGCATATATAAAGTCATGTGCACGCAAATCAGTGGATCGTCGTAGTACAATTGACCAATTTACAAGTGGATTGTATCCACAAAAGACATATATGGAAGTATTCGAAGATGTTTATTATACAGTAATTAATGGAAATATAACAAATGTCGAAGGTAATATACCGGCATTATATAATGGTCACGTTAACGTATCATTATATATGCCATTTAACATGCTATTTACTGAAAACATGTATTTCGATAAAAATAATACATATTCTATCATAAAACTACCAAACGAAAAACAAATAAAAGAAGATCGATTATCGGAGCATGATATTATTTATATTAAACATTCTAAATATATTCTACACCGTAACATACTAACCGACATGATTTGCCATGATATCCAAAACGAACTAAATATAATCACGCATGCCCTTGAATATTATATCGATAACGACGACCAATGTATGCACAGTATGTCGTCGTTGGATGTTGGTAAATACCCAAACAGTATACGGTGCTCTCCTGTAGTATCGCCCACAATTGATCCATTAATAATATTACAATCACCACATAAAACAGAATCTGTCCGCGCAAATTTGGATATAGATGTATTTACAAAAACAAAAAAAATAGGTTATTTATGTAACGCGTGTGATAATGTATCACGACTTGTCAATGATATTAAATACATTGATTTGACAAAAAAATTAACAATGCATAACGAAGATGATATAAATATACGAGATTATGTAAGCGAAATAGTTGATTATTGCAATGATTTTCATAACATTAAAAAAGACGTACATATCATATTTATATGTGCGTATAACGACCACATTGTACGAATTGATAAACACAGGTTACGGCAATTATTAATTAATTTTATATCAAATTCAGTAAAGTATACCGATACCGGATATATTAAAGTAGATATAACACACATTACAACTAATATTGGTGTATCACGTATACATTTCGAGATTACTGATACAGGATGCGGAATATCACAAGACGATATATTAAAACTACACAGTGGTACATGTTATTCGGTTTTACCAAAACACAATAAACCAGGATCTGGATTAGGTGTTGCAATAAGCACACATATAATAAAACAAATGAATGGTAGTATACAAATAACAAGCGATAATAAAACATACACTAAAATCAAATTTAACATAATTGCAAAGTTAATTGAACAAATCGATTTGCCTATTAATTGTTCGAATGCAATTAAACCAATCACATATACACATTACAATATATTGATTATCGATGATTCCGAAATTAATTGTGTTATGCTACAACAAGTTATAAATAATGTATTGCGCGATTATGACATAATATGTAATTATGCGACAACATATTCTAAATTTATTAAAATGTTCAATGATGTCAACATACAATATAACATAATATTCGTTGATATGTTAATGCCACATAAAAATGGCATTGAAATAGTACATTATATACGAAAAATAGAACAAAATATGCAATTGAATGCATGTTGTGTAATAGGTGTATCGGGCGATGCTGATTATAAACAATCAGCATTACAAGCTGGTATGGATAAATATTTAACAAAACCAATAAAAAAAGCAGATTTAATAAAAATATTTAAATGTACATATTAAATGGTAAATCGTTGCTATATTTAATGTGTATTTTCTCAATATTGTCTCTTGATAATTCATATGGAAATTTTAATTTATTTAAATTCATTAACTTTTCCATATTTAGTCTATATAACATTTGTTCTATTGCTTTTTCAATCGGTCGTATACCATCGCTCATGCGTGGAGATACTATATTAACTAAATATTGCAACCCATCATTTGTAATAATAATATCGTCTTTTGATATTCCTATATTTTTCACTGTTTTTGGAAATATATAATCTCTTGCTATGTTTATTTTATCGGTTATTGTATAATTGTCTACATTAACGAGTGTAATTCGATCCAATAATACATTATCTATAACACTTGCGTCATTTAGTGATAATATTATAAATAATTTAGATAAATCTATAGGAATGTCCGATAAGTACATATCTCTAAATTCGTGATTTTGCGAATAATCAAGCACATGTAATAATGTCGATACGACCTCTTTACCATTATGATCACTGTTACATAATTTATCAAACTCATCGAGAAATAATATGCCATTCAATATACCTATTTTGCATAATGATTCGGCTATTAATCCTGGTTTTGATCCAACATACGTATAATCATGTCCAATTAATGTATGCGAGTCTTTTAATCCACCCAATGATATTTGCTCGAATGGTATATCGAGAGATATCGATAATGCTCGACATAATGCGGTTTTACCAACTCCAGGCTCACCAACAAATGCCAATAATTTTTTATTACCATCTTTATTTGAGTACATTGATGCTAATATTTCCAATATCCTTTGTTTTGGTTTTTCCATTCCATATAATTCTTTGTCCAAATTTACTTTTATTGAGTTCAAAGAGGCGAGAATATCCGAACCAAATACATTTTTGCACATAGTTGGTATTTGTAAAGAATATTTTATCCATTGCTTTAGTTTTTCAGAATCATCATCTGTTGAGTATCGCATTTGTTTAAACTTGTTAAATATTATTTTTTTTATATTATTTGATTGATTAGAATGTATAATATTTTGTAACATGTTTGTGTGCGTTGGTATGCTGTTTTCTAAACTACTTAATATCGTTTTTTCATATGCATTTAATGCTTTGTTGCTGTTAATTATGCTGTGTAAATTTCTTTTTATTGTTAAATATTCTTCCGAATTAGGATAATATTCCTTCAATAAATTAAATTGTTCCATTAAATATATTTGTTCTTCTTTCGATGTAGAGTTATTTATTATATCATATTCGGATATGAGTCTATTTACAATATCATTATTCAGCTCTGTAACTTCGCATTTTTCTTCATCACTCAATAAATTATTTTCGAAATTATGTATCCATGTCATTATTTTGTTTTTCAAATTATCATACTCTATCATACTATCATCGTAATTGCAAAGTAAACAATATTGCTTTAATAGCCACAATTTATTAACATCCGATGTGTTTAAATTTAATATATAATCGTCAGTCAAATGCAATTTACCAGTATTTGCTTCGAATCGTTTTATATTTCCTAATAAATCATTATCATCTTCGCTTGCTTCACTTGTTTCACTTGTTTCACTTGCTTCACTTGCTTCACTTGCTTCACTTGCTTCACTTTGTTTGCTTTCGTCGCTGATCGATCCATCTATTTTTATTTCATCTTCATTTTGTTCACTATCGCTATCATTTATTTTATTGTGTTTTCCAGCAGATATTTTCCGATTACTTGTATTATTACTATTAATAATTACTTTTTTATTTATTCGCAAAGATTTATTATCGTTCCGCATTCCGCGCGTCATAATACCACTGTTTAACTTTTTCTTTTTATTAGCATATTGAGTATTGCCACCGCATCTTTTTTTATTACATGATGTATTGTTTATGGGTTCGCTATCTGAATCTGACATTTTTATATAATTCATTAATAATTAATTAATTGGCAAAATAATTAATTGTTAATTAGCTATTGACAAAATACGTACCGCGTAACGCACACATGTCATAACGTACGCACTCCATATAGTCGTCATAAGAATCATTATTCGGAATCTTTAATTTCATTTTATGATCTTTTCTTGAAAACTGAATATGTGGTGTGCTAAGTACCAATATAGGACATTTAATAAAACGATCTATCAATACTCGGCTAATTGTATAATTTTTGCATTGATAATACGTATATTTGTCCAAATGTTTAATATATTTTGTATCTAAATCACTTAATTGAATATTAATATATATTGGTGATGTTGCGAATGAATACCAATCAACCCAAAACTCTGTTAACATATTAACATCCATACAATACACATCAATATCGCAATTTTTCGATAAACAGTACAAAAAGCTTAACTTTGCAATGCTAATTAATGAATAATATTCACGATTAGTCATGCCTTTATACATAGCATGTCCAGCAATATAAAGTTTAGACATCGAGCATAAATTCGTTTTCCACAAGCCATTAAAATAAATAAATTCATCAGATGACGTATTTGTTGTCCACGGGCAATCAACATGTTGGTATGCCTTAGGTGGATCACTCAATATTTGGCTATTGCGTATATCTATATTAACGATTGTATAAGAATGATTATTATTGTCGTATATTGTTACCTGTGTGTCGTGTGGAAATAATTCATCAATTGTACCGGTTAATTGAATGATTAAATTTAGACATATGCCTATATTTGACGAGTTACTAGAAGTGATGATACATGCGCCACTGTCTTTTAGCTCATGAACTAGCTTTAATTGTAAATGCAATTGTTGAATATATACGTCGGATATAATCGCCCTGTATACTGTATTATAAGATAATATCAGCTTTATCTTTTCTAGTTCGAACGGGAGTAAAAAAGTTAGAACATGTTTGAATATATCATCGGCTTGTCCATTTATTACGTACTCTCCAAGCGTACGCAACGCAAGATACCATGTAATCGTTGATTTATAATTATGTACACATTCATTGACCATCTCATCTAACATAGTTGCATACTTTTCTCGATTTAATGTATCGATATCAATTGCGGATTGCTTTTGTTGCAACATAAACTCGGAATAAGGTTGTAGAGTTACTAGTTTTTTTAGACGAGTTTGCGTTCCAATAATAGATGTGTTTAAGTGTAAACGATTATCAATATGGCGTACTTTCTCAACAACATCCGTAATATATGACGGTATTTTTACATCATTGTGTGAAATTGGTTGTATTTTATATATTGGTGGTGATAATGCATCAACAAAAATAGGATCAAGGGTTCCATATGTGCACTTCAATAATGCTAATTCATATTCATATGTGCATTTTAACATGTCATTTAAGCAGGCTTTCACCGACTCATTAGTTATTATTCCGCTAAACATTGTTTTTAATTACGTTAAAATGAATTAATAATATGTGATTTGGCGCATACTTATTATTAATTCAATTTTTTATAAAAATTTACTTAATAATAAGTATATGTATTCATATATGACAGTACAGTCCTATAAATATGTAATTATTAATAATAAATTGTTATCGTATCAATTACTTGATATAGTTGTTTATAGGGACGATCCAAATACATCCAAAAAAATGCTGTAATTGTTCGACACAACTTCGAACATGTTGTGAAAAAAAATAAATTAAAAAGGAATAAACATTATCGTTTAATGGTATGTAAAAAATGTTCATATAATGGTAATAATATTGGGCGTTCCGAAAACACAAGTCCAATATATTTAACCCGTGATATGAACGCGTGCAAAAATATGTTAAATATTATTAAACATATGTTCAACAATGACATGAAAAGACCATTCCAATTTACGCGTACAAATGATAAAATAAAACGATGTACAAAAAGTGAAATATTCGATCAAATACGCAATATATCGACAACAATTGCGGTTACTCCTGTACAATAAATGGAGAAAAATCCGCACGCTTGCGGAGTATCAATACGAAGTATTGATGCTTCCTATTCACAGTTATAAGATTTGTTTAAATATACTGTTGTATATGCATTATATTGCATTGTAATTCGACAAATATTTACTGGACCGTCCTATATGAGTTTATGTAATATTATTGAATGTACTGTAATGTATGTTACTAACCATGCTACATTATATTTTATATAATGTAGCATAATCAATACTGTTACGATTTGTGGACATGTCCGGATAACTCGTCTTGTCGACACTGCAATAAGCATGGCTTATGTTTCTTAACCATGTCATACGCTCTATTGGTTTGTTTTCTTTTCGGACTGTTACGCATTTTAAGCATTTCGTCGAATGCCTGTTCAAAATATCGTCCATCTGTCGACAAATTCTTACGAATATACCGTATTACAATTTCACATGGGCGATTACACGCTCCACATAAAGTAGTGCCGTATGAAATACGATTCATGCATTCGACGGTCGAGCATTGTATGCCGTGCTTAAAACAGTTATCATATGGGTAAGCGGATCGCTCGACACAACCAGGGATTGCACACGTTTGCACAGACAATATGCTACATTTATCGTGTGCTTCACGGCTGTAGCCCTCGAACTTCGCCAGAATGTTCTTAACTTGTTGTCTAATCAACTCATACTCGTGCACAGACAGATAGTTCAACGATAATGATTTAATCAACCCATTTGATAATTGATGCGTCGGTATAATCGATCTTACGTAACATGTCCAGCATAATTTCGAACCGGTAAGTGCAATATACGGGCAGTTTACACATATCGTGCGCGAGCGTATCGAACATTCGCAATAAGGGTTGTACTCAATATCACGATATCGCTGGCCAGTGGGTTCCATACGCAGTTAATAAATCAACTACTTAATTTGAATTCGTTAAAATGAATTGCATTAATATACATATACATTATTGTGATTAATAATTCAATTTTTATACCACATAAAAATCGATCTATTAATTCTTATATTTTTCATAAAATTTATCATGTGTCATCACTAATATATTTTTATCTTTTGCTTGCTTAATTTTACTTGAATTATTATCTTTATCACAAATTACTAAATTTGCTTTTTTAGTTAGACTATCTTCGACACGACCGCCATTATTGATAATAAATTGTTTTAGTGCATCACTTCTAAATCCAGTAAATACAGCAACAACATCTTTGCATATGGTTGAATTAATATTGTCGTTTGATTGATTTTGCAATGATCTTAATTTGATGTATTTTTGTATTCGTTCATAAAACCTCTTAAACGGAGCTATCCCAGCTATAAATTTATTAATTGTTTTATTATCAAACCCATCTATTTTTTTTAATTCGACATATATATCATCGGTGTCAATATCTAATATATTTGATATATTATTAACAACACTCGCGATCATTTTAATTCCAATACCACGTCCAAATAATTGACTGGCTGTCATAAGCGTATGTAGTTTTATATTTTGTAATGTTGTATGTATGCTGCTATGTATTTTTGTTGCGGATGTTGCGGATAGCCCGTCTATTTTACACATATCATCAATAGATAATTCTAGTATTTTTCGTATGGAATTAAACCCATTGTTTACAAATTTAGTTACTAATCCAATGCTTACATATTTAGCATTAATGGTTCTAAAAAAAAATGTTAATTGTTTTATCAACTGTTCTTTACTATCGTCCGTAATGATTATATCGACGTTATTATCGGACCATTTATAATTTACATCTGTAGGTAGTTCAGCTATTGTAGATGATATTATTTTTTGTATGTATGGTATTACGTCACCGCTTTTAATAATTTTTATAACAGATCCTTTACCCAATTTATTATCAACTATATACTTGGCGTTATGCGCAGTAGCATATTTTATAGTAGTTCCATCAATAACAACATCATCAACTAACACTTTTGGTTTAATATATCCATCCTTGGACACACTCCATACTATTTTTTTAACAATTGTTTGCAATGATTGTAATAAACTATTATTTTTAAATGCAAATGCATAATCCGGATTCGTATTAATTGGTGTTTTATGTATCTGCGATGAGTCTTCGATAACTATACCATCTATATCGTAATTACTATGTTGCTTTCTTTCTATTAATATATTATTCAATATTTGCTCATTAATATTATTATGTATGCTATGGTGTACGATGTGTGCGTTGATTTGTTTTAACACGGCCATTTGTTGTGATTTGTTTAATGATGGATGTATGATAGTATATGCCAAAAATATAATGTTATTTTGCAATTTGGTTTTTTTTTTCGAATTAATTACTGATGATATCGCATTTCTTAAATTGGAATAACCGTCGATATTTATGTTTTTGCTAAATACTAACTCACCACGAATTACAAACTCGTATTTATTACCATAATTTAAATCAAGCTTTAGTATATTTTTTTTTACACCGCTAATCCATTTAATGTAATCAATATATTTATTTATATTGCGTCCATATGTACCATTACCGCGTGTATATAAGTTTATGTTGTTGTCATTTAGATCAATACATAATAATCCAGAAACACCGTCTATTTTATCGGAAATAACATATGGACCAGTGCTGTATTTATCGATCCATTTGTTTATATCGTGCGAGCTTTTAACTTTATCTAAACTACCCATATAATAAGGTAGTTTGATTTTTGTATCATTGATTACTTCTGCACCAACATGTGATAAAAAAACGCTATTAGGATATCTTGCGGTTAACTCGTCCAATAAACCGTCATAAACATCATCAGATACAATGCTTTTACCATTATGATATTGTGTCGAATAATATTCTAATATTCGCTCCAATTCCCTTTGTGTGCGTTGCTTTGCCATGTTGTTATATTTACATAGTTAGTTAAAACGCAATTATTTAAGCGATCAATTTTATTGAAAATGCGTCATAATTCTGTAAACATATATGTAGATGTTATAAAATATGCTCGTTATGGGTATTAAAAAATTGATAAATACACATTATATATATCAACTTAAACAAATAAGATATAAACATTATATAAACTAATTTCAATTCATTTTACACATATGTCTAAGGATAATAAAGCGGATAAGGCAGATAAGGCAGATAAGGCAGATAAGGCAGATAAATCGGATAAATCGGATAAATCGGATAAAGTAGATAAGGCGACCGATAAGGTGGTCGAAAAAGTAGATAAAAAGATTAATAAAAAGCAAAAAGATATAGATATATACGACGAGCCTAAAATCGAACAAAAACTCGAACCGGTCAACGATACCGTAAATAAACAAGAAAGCAAGAGCGTTGTTCAATTCGATAGAGATCAAATTAAGGCAAAGGGAAATGAACAAATCGCGCGTATGAAAACCACTGATATAATTAAGTATTTGATTTACCGCGCGGAAGATGAAACGGATCCAAATCCAATTGTTAAAAGTGGCGCTATGTTTGTTTTACGAAAACTATATAATGAAAGAACGACACCACGCAGATATAATACGTTTAATCCTGGAATGACTCAGCGAGGGCGTGGTGGATATAGAGGTGGATTTAATGCGCCATTTAACCACAACATACGACCATCGTAATAAATCGATTGATTAATTATTATAAAATTATAATTAATCAAACAATTGAAATTATTAAATCAATATATTGTTCATAATATATTATTAATTCATTTTAACGAATTCAAATTAACCACTAAGTATGAGTAACGGAACTGTATCTACTAAGAGATACATTGGATCCATATGCATAGATAGTCCACGTGATTTTTACGCCTATTGCGAAGAACTACACAGTATGCTACAACGAGTGCATGTACGGAAGAGGCAATGTAAACTAAAGCACAAACAGCTGATTTTGCAATTTACACTAAGGTGTCGACCGGCGAATCCGTATAGACGAACACACGTGCCGAAGAGATATGAACTGAATGTGTTCGTGCAAATAATAGAAACGTATGAACTGACGCTACGTGGGCAATCGAAACAACTACAACCATATACACCACTATTGATTACGTGGTACTCGAATGAACCGACGCAGACGACACAGCAGTTAGCTTGTGACGGCGGTTGTGACGGTTGCAACGGAACGGGTAATATCGACATCGATTCCATGTTCATGAATGATTACACGTGTGTAAGTATTGGCTTGGACGGCGACCCTTCAATATCAGTACCAATACATTACAGGGTATATGTGCATAATGAAACCAATCATAGCTCTATTACATTGACGTTGACTAATACTACACCCTGGGTTGTTTATTGTTCGTCTTTTAGTACACCGCATGGTATTGAGTTCCCCGATGGTAATTTTGGAATTATTATACAACCTCGACAACAAGTCGTCGTTAATATAATATATAACCGCATGCTAACATGCGAATATTGTGTGAACCTGCCGGGAACATGCGAATGGTGTACGAAAATGCCGGTAATAATCAGTTGTAGAGTCAGGTACAGCCGTTTCAACGTACCAGACATGATTATACCGATCTGCAATTTATGGTAAGATATCGTCAATATAACATTATTACATTGGCGATATTTATATTATGTAAACAATACATATAACATGGAGTGCGATCAAGCGTTAATTGTAACAATAATTTTATTCATTATATTGGCGTTCAGCTTATCAATATCAATATCATCATCACTTGCCGTGGAAAGAGAATGCATACTGAAATATAAATCAAGTGAAGAATAATATCACACAATATAATATATGTGATGTCAACATATCCGAAATACAACGATAAAAAATTCAACAGAAAAGTATATGGGATTTTTAAAAAACATAAATCAAGCAATATCCATAAAACATTTAAAGAAGTATGTTACCCTAAAGAATTTAATCTACAACCACAGCAATTATTTATGCCGTCATTTATAGCTCCAAATACACCTTATCGGAATATATTGTTATTCCACGGTATTGGTTCAGGTAAAACATGCACAGCAATAAGAATATGTGAAAAATGGAAAAATCGTAAAAAAATAATAGTTGTACTACCGTCGTCGTTGATAAATAATTTCAAGGATGAAATTATTAGTCAATGTACAAATAATGAATATGTTACACCAGATCAACACAAGCAGTTAAAAAACGGTAATTTAAACAAACATGTGATCAATACAATATACGATAAAATAAATAAGTATTACACAATATATTCATACAATAAATTCACGCAATTAATAAGCAATCGTAAAATAAATCTCAAAAACACATTATTAGTAATTGACGAGATCCAAAACATGGTTTCTGAGCACGGAAGTTATTATAAGTTACTATATAATTTAATTAAAAAAAATACATCAGGTTTAATAACCGTATTATTATCAGCAACACCAATGTTCGATAAGCCTTCCGAAATATCACTAATAATTAATTTATTAAATCCAAAAATAAATATGCCAATTGGTACTGATTTTAATAACACTTTTATATCATCTAAATTAATAAATGGAAAATATAAATACAATATCAATAATGAAAAAATGTTTAGAGATATGATTCGCGGATTTATATCTCATTATAACGGTGCTCCTAAATTTACATATCCAAAAAAGAACTTAAAATATGTACACTGTTATATGTCAGATTATCAATACAAATATTATGAAAAAGTAAATATAATCAATGCGGATAGTGAAAACAACGGTATGTTGTATTCAAATCGCATATTTAAGAATGGTGATTATATTGATATTCCAAATAATTTTTATATAGGTGCGCGTATTGTTTCTAATATAGTATTTCCAGGTATTGGAATAGGTGATAAAGGATTTAAAACAATGTTTCGTGGTAAATCCAATTTATCGAAGCTTGGTAAATTTTCTTCAAAGTTTTACAAATTGTTAAAATACGTTAAAAGTTCGAATGGAACCGTATTTATATATTCTAATTTCACTCAATACGGTGGGCTAAAAACAATAGCTACATTGCTAGAATGCATTGGATACAAAAATTTCGCTAAACATGGTATCGGTAAAAAAAGATATGCTATATGGTCAGGCGATGAAAGTAATACATATAAGAACAGAATAAAAACAGTGTTCAATGACATACTTAATTTAAAAGGAAATATGCTAAAAATTATACTAGGTTCATTGGCGATTAAAGAGGGAGTTACTTTATTACGTGTGCGCGACGTACATATAATGGAACCGTATTGGAACTTTTCAAGAATCGATCAGATAGTCGGGAGAGCAGTTCGATTTTGTTCGCATAAAGAATTGTTACAAAAAGAAAGATATGTAAATGTATACATATATATCGCAAAAACTCCGAAGTATATAAAGCGCCAAACTATAGATGAATACGTACATGAAATAGCATGTAGTAAAAATAACCTTATTAAATCATTCGAGAAAATATTAAAGGAAGAGTCTATCGATTGTCGATTAAATAATAAAGACACGCATATTAAATGCAAATGATTAATTTGTTTAATATAACTTAAATTTATATTAAACAAATATATATGGAATGTTTAGTAAATAGGGACTGTCTAGTAAATAAGTTATTTGTTTATATTATGTATTAATAGTATAATATAAACAAATAAATATATATACGTTAGGGGATAGTATAGTATATTTGTTCATTACAAAATTTATAAATATATGGCATTTATCATACATATTTGTTATTAATTAACAACGAATATGTAATAATATAAAAGATAAATAAACAAAATTATAAAATA